ATTCGTTAGATAAGCAGCGCCATGAGATTGCTCAGATGGAGAGTGATTACATAGGCTTTCAACTGTCTATTAAGAAGATAGATGACGATGCTAAGAAAGAGAAAGATAAGAAAGCTGAAGATGCACGAAAGAAAGCGCAAGATGAATTAGATGCCGCAAAGAAACTCTACCAAGAAAGAAGAGATGCAGAGATAGCTGCGGAAGATGCTAAGTATAAAGCTATGCAGGCTATTCAAGAATCTGCAATAGAGAAAGAAATTACAGCAGCTATTGAAGCAAGTGAAGAGCTTTATAGATTAGCAGGAGAGGATGCTGCAGCTGAAGCTTTGATAGCTGAGAATTTAAGTAAGCAAATTGCTGATATTCAAAAGAAATATGCAGATGAAGAAAAGGAAGCAAGAGAAAAGCAGAATGAGGCTAATGCAATCTTAGCAGCTAAAGAGTTAGCTGATGCTAAAAAGTTAGAAGAAGAAAAGGCAGCTTTACGAATGGCAAATATTGCAGCAAATTTTGAAATGGCTGATCTTGCAGTAGGTGCTTTAATGGATTTGAATCAGGCAGCTGCTAAGGGAGATGAGGCAAGCCAGCGTAAGACTTTTGAGCGTAACAAAATGCTACAAAAAGCACAGGCTACTATAGCCATGGCTTCAGGTATAGTTCAACAGTTAGCTGTACCACAGGATCAATTAACAGGAATGAATTTTGTAAAAGCAGCAGCATTAGCAGCAGCAGGAATAGCTAACATAGTTAAGATTAATCAGACTCAATTTGGAGGAGGTGGCGCAGGTGGAGGAAGTAATGCTAATCTAAATGCACCAACAGGCACCAACGCACCGGCTATAGATTTTAGCGGAGCTAATATCGCTAACAATGCGCCAGGTGGATTAGAGACTTATGTACTTGCCGGTAACGTAGCTAATGCATTAGAGGCGCGTCAAAAGATAATAGACCAATCACATTTATAGAATTTTTCCACTAATAAAAAAGCAATGATATGAATGATAAATTGAAATTAATAGAATACGGCTTAGGTGAGGAGGAGGATAACATGGGGGTATACGCTGTAAGCTTAGTATCTGAGCCTGCTATAATGGTAGACTTTGTAGCACTGTCTAAATCTAACTTGTTGTTAGCAAGAGTAGAGGATGGAGAGAAGCGCATGCTATACGGCCCTGCACTTATTCCTAACCAACCTATAGTTAGATATGATGGTAATAACGAAAAGTATTTTATCACTTACTCTAAAGAGACCATAGAGCAAACTGCTCAGGAATTTCTTAAGCGCAACATGCACCATAACCATACTATCCAGCATGAGATGCCGGTAAACAATTTAACAGTAGTAGAATCTTGGGTAACTACAGGAGTACATGATAAGAGCATGAACTATGGCTTTGACTTACCGGAGGGTACCTGGATGATAGGGGTAAAAGTAGATGATGATAAGACTTGGCAAGCTGTAAAGAATGGCGAGGTTAAAGGCTTTTCTATAGAGGGATGGTTTGCTCCAATGTCTGAAAGTGATGTAACTGAGAAGGATCTTGAGAAGCTATTAGCTGAATTAGCTGCACAGCTTGAAATGAATTTGTAATTTTTTCCACTAACTAATATAACACAATGAACATGATTCAAGACATTTTAAAGAAGTTCGCTCCGCAGCTTGCAAAGCATGGAGTAAAGCTATCAGTAGAAGAGACTGCTGCACCGGAAGCTACTAAGGTAGAGATGATGGTAGAGGGTGCTTTAGCTGATGGCACTATGATCTATTCACCAGCTGAAGTATGGGCTGAGGGAGTAGAGGTATTCGTAATGGATGCAGATGGCAATCCTACACCTTTAGCCGATGGAGAGTATACACTTGATAACGGTATGGTAATCGTAGTAGCAGCTGGCATTATTGCAAGTGCTATTGAAGTACCAAAAGAGGAAGAGGAGCCTACTGTAGAGATTGAAGTAGAGCAGGAAGTAGCTGAGACTTACAGCAAAGAGCAAGTAGAAGGTTTACTTAAAAATGTAATCTCTGAATTCGAAGCTAAGCTTAGCGCTGCTGAGAAAAAGATTACTGAGCTAAGTAAAGCACCGGCAGCAACTACTGTAAAGCAGGCTCGCCAGGCTACACCTCAAGCACCTTTAAACATTACAGCAATGAGTAACATCGAAGATAGAACTCGTGCTATAGTAGCAAGATACAAAAACAACTAAAAACAAAAACAAAAACAAAACAAAATGGCTGATAACTTGACCATCACCTCAACCTACGCTGGCGAATTAGCGCTACCGTACATTGCTGCAGCAGTTCTTTCAGGAGACACTATTGCAAACAATTACATCACTGTTAAAGAGAACGTAAAGTACAAAGCTGTACTTAAGATTCTTGCTTCTACAGGATTAGTTAAAGCTGCTACTTGCGACTTTGACAACTCTACATCTGCTCTTACTTTACAGGAGAAAGTGTTAACGGTTACTGACCTTATGGTTAATATCCAATTGTGCAAGGCTGAATTTACAAAAGATTGGGAAGCGGCTCAAACAGGTCGTGGCTTTATAAACGATGTAGTTCCTGCTAACTTCTCTGACTTTTTGATTTCTCACTTGGCTGCTAAAGTAGCACAAGAGATAGAGTGCAATATTTGGAAAGGTAACTGGCCATCTTCAGGATTCACAGGATTCAACGGATTGCAGTACTTAATTGATGCTGGCAAAGGTGGTACACCTGATGTAGATTTCGCTGCTTCTTTGGATGCTACTAACGTAATTGATAAATTGCAGTTATGTACAGATGCATTGCCTGCTACATTGGTAGGAAGCCCTGACCTTAAGATCTACGTTAACCGTAAGACTGCACAGTTATATCGTCAAGCTTTGGCTACTGCAGGTTACCTTCAGACTTTCCAAGGTACTGCTCAATTCCCATTGACCTTCAACGGATACGATGTGTATGTTTGCCCAGGTATCTCTGATTCAGTAGTTATCTTAGCTACACCTGAGAACTTAGTGTTCGGAACTGATTTGAATTCAGATTTCAACGAGGTGAAAGTAGTAGATATGAGCTTCACTGATGCATCTGACAACGTGAGAATGGCAATGAGATTCCGCGCTGGTGTTCAGTACGCTGTTTTAGGTGATATCGTTATTGGATTCGATAACTAAATAATACTCCTTTGTTAAAAGAGTGGGTTAGCTAATAGCTGCCCATTCTTTGCAAAGAATATTTAACTAAATAAAAAAAAATAATTATGAGCTGTCTGACTACCGCTGGCATATTGATTGCATGCAAAGAAGCAATCGGAGGGATAAAAGCCTTATACTTAGGAGATTACGCTACATTCGCAAACACTGCTACTATCAATGCAGGAACTAACTTAGTTACTGCTCTTGCTACAGGAGATGTTTACGAATTTCAGCTACCTAAGCATACAGGATCATTTACAGAAGAGGCTGCTATCAGCATTGAGAATGGCACTGTATATTACACACAAACTGTTGTAGCTATGTTTCATGGCATGACTGCTGCACGTTCATTTGAGCTTCAAAACATTTCTAAAGGTCGTAACGTATTATTCGTACAGGATAATAATGATAACATTTGGATGTGTGGCTACAAAGATGGAGTAGAGGTTACTGCCTTTACTACAGCTTCAGGAACAGCTAAGGGAGATATGAGTGGCTATACTATTACCTTCACAGGCGAAGAGAAAGATAAAGCATACTTGTTAGATCAGGATGCAGGAGATACTCCATTTGAAGATTTCGCTACAGTTACTGTAGTTCAAGCTACATTGTAAGTAAAATTGTGCTATATTTAAAGCATGATATACTTACTAAAAAATACAGCAGCACAGCTCCTCTACCTTAGTCTAAAGGAAGGGGAGCTTTTGCTTGCTAATACCTATACGCATTACTTGTTAGAACTAACTAACGAGCAGACACTTGAGAAGCTTTATGCTATCCCTACTCAGATAGCACAGAATGATAGGTATACTACCATTCAGATTGGCACCAATGCCAACACACCAACAGCTGCGAGCCTACTAATTAACTACCCAGCACGATTCAGCTACGTAGTTTATGGGCAGAATAGCAGCACTAACTTAGATCCTACAGATGCTGTTGTGGAAGGGGTAATCCAAATGGGTTATTTGATAGTAGAAGATATAACTACTCCCCGATTTACAGAGCCTAACCTAACCATAGATTCAGACATTGCATACAATGGATAAAATAAAACACGCGGCACCTATGTTAGTTAATCTTGGAGCAGCAATGCCTCAGGAAGCTAACGAGAAAGAGACTCCTAAAGGATGGGTAACATTAGGTGAGGCTAACTCATTTAGTAATTACTTAATAGATTTATATTACAGCTCACCGGTGCACTCTGCTCTTACCATGAGCATAGCTTTCATGATAGCAGGTAGAGAAATTAAAAGTAATAATCCTGCAGCACAAAGAGAGATAGATAGACTTAAACTAAATAGCATTAGAAGGCCTGTAGCATTAGATGCTAAGATGCAAGGTGGCTACTACTTAGAAATTATTTGGAGCGTAGATAGAAATAGCATAGCTAAAATTAACGAGCTGCCTTATGAGAATTGCAGATTGGCTGTGGCTAATGATGAAGATGTTATACCTGGCATTTATTATTCTAAAGATTGGAATGATATGCGCAAAAAGAAGAACATCCCTGTATTTATCCCGATGTATAACCCTACTTCAAAAGCAGATGAGCCATCTCAGGTGCTATTTGTTGGGATAATGACTCCAGGCAGCGCTTACTATCCTAAGCCTGATTACTATAGTGCCATCAATTACATAGAAATTACAAGAGAGATAAGCGAATTTTATAGAGCTTTCTTAAGTAATGGTATGGCACCTTCTTACATGCTGCACTTTAACAATGGCATCCCTGATCCTGAGGAGCAGTTAGCTATCAGAAGGAACTGGGAGACGATGGTGGGTGCACGAAAAGCAGGTAAGGTAGTATTCACATTTAACGAATCATCAGATAGAGCGCCACGTTTGGACCTTGTGCCTATGACTGATGCAGATAAGCAGTGGCAAGAGTTAAGCACTCAGTCAAGAGAGAATATCTTAGCAGCTCATAGAGTTACTTCACCTCTGCTATTTGGTATTAGAGACTCAGGAGGATTAGGTAGCAATGCTGATGAGATGAAGCAGGCTTATAGAATCTTTAATAAGAACATTATTGAGCCTTATCAAAAAATAATTACAGATAGCTTTGAAGAGATATTTAAAGGTATGGGCATTGTGGCTGATATTTATATTGAGTCTAATGATATATTCTCTGATGAGATGGATGCGGCAATAGCAGCAACTACACCTACAACTGTTGCAGATTCTGCAACAACTGACACTAATACAGCTGCACCGGTAGCACCAGCAGGAGCATCAGTAAGTGATGTAACTTACAACGGTGCTCAGATAGCAAGTGCACTTGAGATTGTAGCAGCTGTAGGCACAGGAGCACTAACTGTAGAGCAGGCAATAGTATTCTTAGTACAGTTCTTACAGTTACCTATTGACGTAGCGACTGCAATGTTTGAGCCTACGGGAGGGAGCGCTGTAGCTAAACTATCTGCTCAAAAAAAAAAGATTAATTTAGAGCCACAAGAAAAGCCTCCAATCTTTACAGATGAAGATGAGACGTGGTGGTGCGAATTCTTAGAAGATAAGGGCGAGATAGTAGATGAGGAGGAGTGGGAGCTTATAGAAGCTGAGCCTGTTAACTTAGCATCAGTTAGAAGCTACTCTGATCCTGATAGACCATCTGAAATGGATAGCGGACTCTACAAAATTAGATACGCATACTCAAAGAATCTTAGCGGAAATAGCAGAAAGTTCTGCAGACAAATGGTAAGCGCTTCACGTGCTAACTTTGTTTACCGTTACGAAGATTTAACTGGCATGAGCGCAGACACTAACGAGCTTAATCCTAACATGGGCCACAATGGCTCTACCTATAGCGTGTGGTTGTATAAAGGATCAGTTAATTGTAAGCATTATTGGGAGCGTAGAGTGTATTTTAGAAAGAGAGAGAAGGGCCGATTCATTGCTGATAATGGCTTAGAATCATCTGATGAAATTTCTGTATCTAAAGCAATCAGAGCAGGCATGCCTTTAAGAGATATAGCTAAAGGATTTGCTACAGCTAATACTCGCACTTTTGACTTGCCAAATAATGGCAGATACCCAGGAACAAATTAATACTATAAAACAATGGCAATAGCACCCGAAATATTATTCATTAACGAAGAGTTTTTAAAGAAATATACTCAGCTCAATGAGGCTGTAGACACTAACTTAATTAGGCCTGCAATTTACTTAGCTCAAGATAAGTATATTACTCTTTGGCTTGGCACTAACCTTACCAACAAGATTAAGAATGAGATAAGCGCAGGCACGTTAGCAGGAGTCTATGAGACTTTGCTAAATGAATACATTGTAAAGCCAACAGCTTGGTGGACTATGGTAGAGCTCTATCCTATGCTCATGTATAAGCATGATAACGGTAACTTAGTTACTCGCCAATCTGAGAACACTACAGCCATTACTCAAGGTGAGCTATCAGCTCTAAGAGATATGGCAAGAGAGAATGCTAACTACTATACTCAAAGATTGGTAGATTACCTTTGTGCTAATAACTCAGACTATCCAGAATATAGCAATAACACAAGCCCTAACATTACACCCATTCGCGTAGTTAACAGGCAGAGTCAAATATCATTTAGCAGAAGTATGAATAATATGGAGAGTCCATGGAGCAGATTTAATGTGCGAGACTTTACTAACTAAGAATGAAATTAACAAAGGAGCAGCAAACACGTAAAGACTATGAGCGAAAGCTAAAGGTCTACCTAACTAAACGAGATAAAGAACTTAGAAAGAATGAAAGCACCAACAATAGAAGAGCTTAAAGCTCAATTCACAGAGCTTGGCTATAAGTGGCCATCTATTCACGTGGTAGGTATCAGGTCCAAAGCTAATGAGCCTAATAAATTTGATGATCTAATAGGAATGGTGCAAGGTGATCAGGTGAATTGGTACACCGGTACAACTAACCCAGGTACTTTTTGGCTTAACTCACCTATGAATAGCTTAGGCACAGCAGTGTTAAAGGCAGGGCAATATGTAGATACTTACACAATAGGCTTGCATCAGGGCAAATACACCGCTTTAAAGCAGTCAAAAAAAGTTACAGTGTATAGAGATGCTGATAAAGATAACATAGCTGAGGAGCAAGGTAAAGAAGATACGGGATTGTTTGGCATTAACATTCATAGAGCTAATGAATCTACTGAATCTAAGAATATAGATAAGTGGAGTGCGGGCTGTCAAGTGCTGAATAGTCCTAAAGATTTCAAAGAGCTTATTCAAGCATGCATTAAGAGTGGTAAAAAGTCATTCACCTACACACTACTTAAAGAATCATGAGTAATAATCAGCAGCAGATAGCCGAAGGAGTTACCGGTACAGTTAGCAGCATCTTGTTATCAGTGCCAGCGTGGATGTTAGATGTAGAATTTGCGCTAAAGATATTTTGCTTAATCTTATCAGCAGCAGCATCTATCTTTACCATCTACAAGATGCGTAAGAAGAGATGAAATGGTTAAAGAGCATATTTAGTAACGAAGGAGATGCAAGCTCTAAACGAGTGGCATCTATCTTAGCTCTTATAGTATGCATTAACTTATCTTACATCGGCACCTTTACTGAGTATAAAACTCCTGAATACATGTTTGACGGCTTGCTTATTTTAGCCGGGGGTGGTTTGGGATTAACAGTTATAGAGTCTATCTTTGACAAAAAGAAATCAAATGACACAAGAAGCCAAGAATCAAATTAAAGCAGCTGCAGTTATGGTAGTAGCGCTAACCATCTGCATAACTATTCAATGCTTATACATTGCTTTAAAAAACAGTAAGAAAGCATTAGAAGGATATGAGAGAAGAGCTGAAAGAGCTACTCATGTGATAGACTCTTTAGAAGCTACTAACGTGCAGCGTATGCAAGAGATTGCACAACTGAATGTGCAGATTGAAAACAATAATAAAAGATATGAAGCTAACATCAGCGCTATTGATTCTCTTGATCGCAATGGCCTTAAGCGTGCCATGCACAACCTACTCTCAAGCCTTACCTCAGAAAGATACGCTGGTCAGTCTAACGACTGAGCAAGTTAGATCACTGCTAAAATTAAAGGCAGAGCGTGATTATCTAAAAGCTCAGGTAAGCTTATTATCAAAAAGTGATAGTATTGCATCTTTTGTCATTAAGGACCAAGCTAAAACCATAGACGCATACAGCATAGCTAATGAGCAGAAAGCTCAGCAGTTAGTTAAGGTCCAGCAAGAGCTGTACAAAGAAGCTGCACGTAAAGAATCTTGGCGCAGCGTGGCGCTTATAGGTATTCCTATCTCATTTGTAGGAGGTATTATCTTCACTCTACTTTTCTAAGCTAACAATTTATTGTTAATAACTTTGCTATAATTAGTAAGGTTTTTTTTGCATATCTAAAATATTGTAGTACATTTGCTAAAATTAAATCAAATAAGCAAATGAAAAAAGCACTACTCATCATCTTAGTCCTCTTCGCAGGAATGTTAATTGCTGGCACATTCGATGCGCAAACAGCAGAGTTAGAAAAAATAGAAACCAATATAAATTATAAATAATCATGACTAAACTATTTGAAATTGAAGAGCAAGCCAAATATGATGGCACACGCTACTATCTTAAAATTGATGGCAGCTATGTTAAATCTTTTAGCACCTTTGAAGAGGCTAAGGCTGAGTATGAGGAAGCTATCACCTGGATACCTACTAAGACTGTATTACTAAGTAAGGAGGTAGAGCTATGAAATACCATGTAACTGTTACCCCATTAGATGAGGTGCAAATCTCTATAGCTGAGCGCTTAGGAACTGCTAACCTATTCATAGCAGATACGTGGGAAATAGCGCAGCAGATGCTACCATTACTCATGAAGATCTACAAGTTCGACTATACGCCAGTGTGGATTAATGAATACAACGAAGGCGCACTGTATGAGTGGGAAAATGATGAGGTAGTAATTAGTATAAAAAGAATTTAGTATATTAGCAACTTAATTAATAATCAAATGAACAAACCAAACAATGTTACCGGTAAGGTAATCGTATCTCGGTGGGATGCCGAAGGATGCAAATGGCAGCTGTACACAAATGCTCACAGCTACTCTCTAACTGATTTCTCAACAGCTAAAAAACATGGGGAAGTATTTCCTGATGATGGCACTTTCCTATTTCAATTCGAAAGTGAAGGCGAAGAGAATATACATGACTATTTTATGTCTGACCGCTATGTTATTTGATCGTTACAACAGCAGATTCATCTGCGTACAAAGCTCACTACCGGGAGAGGAGTTAGAGTTCAATCAAATAGCAGAAAAGATAGTCTATGAGAGCTGGCGCTCATACTTTCAAAACAATCCTGATGAGTTACACAAGAGAGCCTAATTGGGATAAGCTTAAGCCAACTATTGATTGGGATGAGCAGGAAGAAAAGTTAGCAGATAAGTTAAGTAAATACATAAATAAAAACAACACAGTTATGAAACAAGGAATTGTTAAAAGTCAGAAATTTGTTAGAGATTGGAATGGCCCAAGCGGCACAATCTATTATTTTGATTTGGTAGTAGAGTCAAATAATGGTTTAAATGAAGTAGGGCAGATTGGTGTAAAGGATATGAAAAGCCCTAAGATAGCAGTAGGCGCTACCATTCACTACACAAGCGAAGAGCGCACTGGCCCAACAGGCAAGAAGAGCACTAACTTTAAAATGCAGAATCCAATGCAGTATTCAGGTACTGCAGCTGCTCCAAGCGGTGCGGTGAATAGCGGCTCTAATTACCGCAAAGAAAGCCCGGATGTTCAGAACTCTATTTCTAAATCAGTAGCTCTAAACAATGCTGTGCTATTCTGCAAAGATGTTAAGGGTAGTAAGCCAGGTGATGTGTTAGATACAGCTGAGATATTCTTAGCATGGTTAAAAGGTGAGGAAGTAGAAGCAGTACAAATTAAAGCAGTAACAAATGAAAGCGCAGACGATGAAATGCCATTCTAAGCTTACTCCATTTCACGCATGGGTGCGCAGTCATTTTATGACTGTCGCAGCCTTTGCGGAAGTGCTGGAGGTAAGTTACCCAACAGCTCAAAAGTTTATTAAGCAGCCATTTACTATGAAGGTAACGCACATAGGTAAGCTTGCTACAATAACTGAGGAAGAGATACCATACATAATCGAATTAATGAAGGATAGCAAATGAGCCACGTATTAGAAAGAAAGATAGCAGATTTAATATTGCTGATACCATCAGATCAGCAGCACTTTGCACGCAAGCGAATTGATAATATCATTAGAGTAGTAAACGAGAGTAATATACCCGAATTAAATTGGCAATCAATTAACGGAGAAGTAGAGAGTCTTAATGAGAAGCTCACTAATGACATGATGAAGATTGTATGCAATCTTACCCAGGTGGATTGGGATCAGATGAAGGGCAAATGTAGAAAGCGTGAAATGAATGATGTTAGGCAGATAGCTATGTGGATTATTCGTAAGGGTACGTCTATGAGCTTCTATGATGTAGGCAAGGTATTTAATCGGCATCATGCAACTGTACTACATGCAGTTAAGCACGTAGAGGGGCTGATAGAAACCGATGCTATGTATAGAGCTGGAGTAGAGCAGATATTAAATCATATTGATAACCAAGATTTGAATAGAGCATTTAATCGTTTAAGTAAATAACATAAATCAAATAATCAAATGAAGCAATTAACCATTAGCTATGATACCGGTAAGGTAACCATAGACCGAGTAAAAAGAGTATGCGTATTAGTTAACGCTGGTATGACTCCAAGCGCAGCGCTAAGAACTGAACGAATGGGCAAGCAATATCTGCAGCTCATGAGAGAGGTAGGCATTATTAAAAAGGTAGGCTTACGTGAGTGGGAAGCTGCAAAGCATCTTAGACAGGATAAGTTCAATCAGTTTATTGAGGCAAAGAATAAATACTACAGTGAGATTCAGGCATCAAAAGCAGATATTGATATGCTCGGATTAGTTAATATGCCAAAGAGTAATCCTGTAAAAAAAGCTGTAGCATTACCCTGGTGGAAGAGAATCTTACTATATTTGGCTAATCGATAATCTTAAACCAAATGATGACTATACTTTTAAAGCGCATAGAAGCGCTTGAGGAAAGGGTGCGAGCGCTTGAAACAAAGCGTGCATCCTCTACCAAATTCACACCCCCATCACTATCAGATGTAGTAGACTACCTGAAAGATTTAGTCTTAGCTAAGAAATTCTATTGCCATTACGAATCTAATGGATGGAAAGTAGGTAAGAATTCTATGAAGAGCTGGCGAGCAGCTGCAGATCAGTGGAGAGCACGTGAGATAAACCAAAATAAAACAATACAAGATGAGCAAAGAATTGGCCGCATCAGTACAGCAGAGCTTCAATCGTTCACTAAGCGCTGAAGAGAGAGCTATTGCTGAATGCATTAGCTCACCTAAGCTGCATACATTAAATGAGCAGGAGTTCAGAGAGCTGATAGCGCAGGCTGCTGTAATCAATTCGATTAAAGCTTTACCTTCAGACATAGAAGTTACTCTGCTTCAGCAACTTACACAAAATACGTATCGGACTACAAGTATTAAAGATTGGCAAAATGCATTCCTGTACAATGCAATAGGTAAAGACTTTGAAAGAGTAGAAGCTTTTAACCTATTCAGCATCTCATTTATGGCTGATGTATTGAAACGCTATGAAGAGTATAAGGCTAAGGTATGGAGAGAGCTGAATAAGGCGCTCATCTTACCGGAAGCTGAGATAAAAAGACCTGAGCCTACGGATCCTGTAAATGTTTTGTACGCTGATGTGGATAGATGGAATCAGCGTAAAGAAATTTGGGTAGAAATATCTGCACCTTACAACTGCCAGCGCCTGTTTAAGAGTGGCATCTATAAGAAATCTATGTGGGCACCCGAAGTATGGGCACGCTTTGAAGATATTGCCAAGCAAAAGGTAGAGGCTAAATTCAAGGCATCTAACAAAGTTATCTTAGGTGAATCTGCACAAGCTGAATTTGATGGCTTGCAAAAGATTGAGCTGAGTAGATTAATTTACATTGACATTATTAAACAAATAAACAAAGAGAAAGAATGATATCATTTCACAGAAGCATTAAATGTTATAGGCTTTTTTATGGATACAGCCAAGATTACCTGGCATACAAGTTAGGTATAGAGCAAAGTAATTACTGTCTGCGCGAGCAGGGCATAAGCAACTTTAAAGATCATGAGATAGAAATACTTAAAGAGCTTTTCAAGATAGAGATTAGGGAGGGTAAGATATGAGCAAGTATATTTATGATGAAGATGGTAACTGTACTAATGCAGATACAATGTGGTATAAAGCTGATGGAGTTTTAGCTAACTATGAAATAGCTAAGAATAAAAATGGTTATGCTCGCACATATCACATACAAGGTATAAGCACAACTATCAGCAGGCCTTTATCTTGGGAAGAGGAAGATGTTAGCGCATCTAAAGAAGAGGCTGTAGCATTGGTTAAATCGGAGATGAAGCAAGCTTTAATTATAGCTAACTACAATGGCCGATTTGATGGCATTCTTATGGCAATGGGTGAGATAGCAATACCAGGTAAAGAGGTAGTAATAGAAAAGCAGTTAGCACTATTCTGATTGAATTATCTAATTTCTTCCACTAACAAATAGGTGTTAGTAACTAACTTAAAGAGCTCAGCACTACGCTGGGCTTTTTTATTAACCTTTGAACATGAATCTATTTAGAAAGAAAAAGGAGCCAATAGATTTAAACGCGAAGCTGTTACCTGAGCTGTGCAGCTGCACAATTATACAGTGGAATTACAGCGAAGATATAGGCCTTGAGTCTACTTATGCTGAGGATATTCCTTTTATGTTTGATGCTCGCCAATGCGTAGGCATCCAGGCTGAAGTAGAGTTTAGAAAAGATGGTACATACTACGTAGGAGAGCGCACGTTAGCGCTGATGCAAGGCATAGATAATGCAATAATAATAGATGTACCTTATAACCAATTCAAAAAGAATTTTCAGGAGTTAAAATCTAACATAATCACAAATGATTACATCATATCGCGAGGGTAGAAATGTCATAATCACTACTTGCAAGAGTGGAGATAAATTCTTATTGATGAGCGACCTGCACTGGGATAATCCCCATTGCGATAGAAAGCTACTCAAGGCTCACTTAGATAAGTGCTTGGCAGAAAACATAAGCTTTGCTGTTAATGGAGATTTATTTTGCTGCATGCAAGGTAAATACGATCCGCGTAGAAGTAAGCAAGACATCTTACCGGAGCACAACGTAGCTAACTACTTAGATGCGCTTGTGAACACTGCAATAGATTGGTTTAAGCCATACGCTCATTTAATGGTATTCGTGGGCTATGGTAATCATGAGACTGCAATAATTAAGAACTGTGAGACTGACTTAATAGAGCGCTTTGTAAGCGGATTAAATAGAGAAGCTGGCACTAATGTTTTAGTAGGCGGATATGGTGGGTGGTGGATTCATAGAGTAATGAAAAACGATAAGAGCGCGATGGTGTTTAAAACTAAATACTATCATGGATCAGGAGGAGGAGGAGTAGTTACGAAGGGAGTAATTCAGAACAACCGTATGGGTGTAATGATAGATGGAGCTGATTGCATTTGGGCAGGCCACGTGCATGAACTTTACCATCACTCTGATATGGTAGAGGAGTTATGCTATGCTGCAAATGGTGGCTATAGAATCAATATGAGATATGTGCATCACATTCGTACAGCAAGTTATAAAGAGGAATATGATGAAGGCTTTATGGGCTTTCACGTAGAGCGCATGAGACCTCCTAAGCCTTTAGGCGCTTATCTATTGCAGTTAGATTTAGAAAGAATAACTAAACCCGTTGACACTACATTAGTAATACCTACTTTTGTACAATGGAGAGACAAATAAACTACAATTTTAAGCCACTAACAAGGCAATCTGAAGCTTTAAAATTCTTATCAGCAGATTCACAAGTAGAAACAATCCTCTATGGAGGAGCTGCAGGCGGTGGTAAGACTATGTTAGGCTGCATGTGGCAGATTCTTAGGCGCTTAAAGTATCCAGGTACACGATCTCTCATAGGCCGAGCTAAGTTAGACACTCTAAAAAAGACTACCATGAATACATTTTTTCAGGTAGCTAATGATATCGGCTTGAAAGCAGGAGAAGATTTTAGCTATAATCAGCAATCACATATTATTAAGTTCAGCAATGGCTCAGAGATAATCTTAGCCGATTTGCAATTTTACCCCTCAGATCCACATTATCAGGACCTTGGGGGATTAGAGCTAACAGATGTATTTTTAGATGAAGCTACAGAGATAAGTGAGAAGGCATACAGTGTAGTGTGCTCACGTATCCGGTACAAGCTTAATGAGTTTGGACTTAAGCCAAAGATTCTACTCACGTGCAATCCTTCGAAGGGATGGATCTATAACCAATTCTACTTACCATACAAGAATCAGAATCTGCCTGATCACCTTGCTTTTGTGCAGGCGCTACCTGGTGATAATATACACTTACCCGAAGCTTATGTAACAAGCCTTAGCAGGCTTCCCGAAGCTGATAGAAAGAGACTCTTAGAGGGTGATTGGGAATTTGATAACAGCAGTGATAGACTTTATCTTTATGATGAGCTGATGCGCTGCTTTAGAGAGCCTATGAATGTAGGTGAAGGATACATCACAGCAGATATAGCGCGACTTGGAAAGGATAGAACAGTGCTTTGTGTATGGAAAGGATTGAGCTGTATTGATATAGTAGTGCTTAGGCAGAAGCGACAAGATGAAGTTAAGGCAGAGATACAGCGCTTAATGAATCAGTATAGTGTTAGGCTATCTAATGTGCTTGCCGATGCTGATGGGGTAGGCGGTGGCTTGGTAGATAGTCTTAGATGCAGAGAGTTTATGAATGGCAGTAAAGCTGTGAGAGGAACTCAGTACATGAATCTAAAAGCAGACTGCTACTTTAGACTTGGCGAGCTGATAGATAAGAATGAGATTACTTTCCCTATCAAATGGCAGGAAGATATCTGCAAAGAGTTAGAATTGATTAGAAGAGTAGATCCCGATAAGGAAGGAAAGCTAAGAGTAACATCTAAAGACACGATTAGCCAGCGCACCGGAGGAATCTCTCCCGATATAGCAGATGCTATAATGATGCGAGCTTACTTTGAGCTCAATAGGAACTATACTAAGTACGCTTTTATCTAATAAAATTATACCCGATAACGTATAATATCTGCTAATATCCTCAAATTATACGCAAAAGGGTATAAAACAAAATAGGCCTGCACGTTTGCAAGCCTATCCTGTAATCAAATAATCAATATAAGCCTAAACCAAAAGGCTAAAATGGATAGCCAAATATATTACTTAATTGCTATGTGAATAAGTATGTTAACAAGATGTTCAAATGAGATAAGTTAATACACTAATTTTGAGCACATGAAGAACGAAGAGGCTCTAATTCAAGAGGCTGTTATTAACTATGTTAATGCTCAGTATCCTGGCACTCTTTACTGTGCGAGTGCTGGAGGTGTTAGAACTTCAATGCGTCAAGCCATTATGATGAAGCGCACAGGATATGTTAAAGGCTTTCCTGATGTATTCATCTATGAGCCTCGTGATGCCTTCCATGGCTTAGCTATTGAGATGAAGCGAGAAAAGGGAGGAGTAGTAAGCTTACATCAAAAAGAGTGGCATAAGAAGCTAACTGAGAGGGGATATTTCTGCGCTATTTGTAAAGGTTTTGATGAGGCTAAATTAATTATAGATGAGTACCTACACATCTGAAATTAATAGATGCTATGCCGAATGGCGCAGAGTAGCAGCAACTGTTACTCGTTTAGATTTAGCTGATGAGCTTTTACACGATACGCTGCTGAAGATATTAGAAAGTGATAATGATAAATTGCAGGATATTCATAACCGAGGTAAGCTAAACAATTACGTTAGCAATGCTATTAGACTATCTGCACGCTGCAGTAACAGCTCATTTAACTACACTCGTTTAAGATTTGAGAAGATACGAAGTGATTTAAAGAATGATATCATTGATGATGTAAACAAAAGTGTAGGGATGCGCTTAGAGAATGAGCAGTTAGATATCTTTATCAGCAGGCTGCCATACTTTGAGAGAGAGCTATTCTTTCTTTATGCATTAGATGATTTCAGCTACCAAGAGTTAGCTCAAGAGACAGGCATACCTCTTAACTATCTTTATCGTACAATTAAGAAAGCTAAAGTAACACTTAGAAATTCACTACAGATATGACTAAAGAAAACTACGCTGCGAGGATTCAAATCTGCAATAACTGCGAAGTATTTAACACGCGATATAAGACGTGTGGGCCTCCTACTAATGCTATTAATCCATTCGCTAAACCAACTGAGCTTAATGGGCATCTATTCAAGCCATGTGGCTGTCCTATAGATCACTTGGCAATGTATGCAGTCAAAGATTGCCCAGCTAAGAAATGGCCTATCTTAAATGATAGATTAGTAATTGAGAACATGCTGGCCTTTATTGAATCTTTAAAGCGTAAGAATCAGGTAACGAGCCAAGATATGAAAGTGATTGGTGAGCTGAGAAAGAAGTACACTAAGTTAGATTACCCTGGTACAAGCTGCGGTCCATGTGCTAAAAAATATGTAGATGATGTAGAGCAGCAGCTAATCTCTGAGCTAACTAAATTAGAATCGGCTCAAGCATTGATAGAATTAACTAACTTAGAGCTCACTCCTGAGCCAATACAAAAGAAAAGAAAAGCTAAACGTAAAAAACTATGACACTATTAATTATCTACTTAGTAGGCTTCCTAATTCACACTGGCATACTGTGCCTAAACATCTACAGACATCAGAGGCACTTATCTTCTTTCCATTGGTACGCTTACATGGGTGTTATCTTTACAGGCTTTGTATGGCTTCCGTTTTGGATATACATTACTGTGCTACGTTTTCAACAGCCAAAATAGTTTTTAACATTGGTAGAATTTGTAACGCATCTTAAATATATTTGTCTCATGCGCATCATTACTGTTAGACATATTATTGATTTAAGGTTTAATAATTCCCCTTTGAACGGGCGCATACGTTCTTTGGGGTTTTGTTATTTATAGAAATGGCTAACATCACTCACCTGAGTAAGTCAAAGCTCAGTAACCAATGACTACACTTGCAAAATATCAATGCTTGGATCGCACAAATACTCTTTTAAGAGTGAGGCAGTTTGTTTTTATGGGGAGCTTTTTCTTTTCTTTCTTTTTCTTTTTACCTTTTTTCTTTTTCTTTCTTTTCTTTTGTTGATGTTAATTAACTTAGCTAATAGCTTAGCTAATAAGCTAACTGCTATAAGCTAATAGCTCAAGCTTATTACACTAACTATAGTACTAATCTTACTAAATTATTACTAATATTACTAATCTTAACTACAAATGAATGATAATAAGTATAACTTTTTGAGGGCTCAAGTGAAATTGTTTAATCCTAACTTCACAGATAAAGAAATTGATAAAGAATGTGAGAAGATTCTAAATGCTGGAGAGGGAGCTGAGGATCCTGACTGCCTTTATTGTGGATCATAACTGTTAAATATCAATAATCAATTATACAAATAACCGAATTATGGTAAATAATTTAACATGTAATCCAAAAATATTATAGTTTTTTTCGATTGTAATCTAAAAATATCATGTATAAACAAATGGCTATTGATTACTACGCTAATCACAAAGACTTTAAGAAAGCACTTGCTGCAGGCATAGCAATGGATAATGCTTTATCTAAAGACTATACACCAGGTGGCAGCACTAACACTCATTTTATGATGAGCAACTTTTTAAAGTACTTTAGTTACGAAAGATTACCTCAATGATATTAATACCAGCACAGCTCGAATCAGTAGGCACAAGGAAAGATAAGACTCTTAAACTTACCTTTGGCACTAATGAGCTTACACCTTCTCAGGCTGCTGAACTGTTCGGTACTGCCAATCAGTTCGGTTATCTTGCATTTAAAGATGAGAGCTTCAGACGTGAGGAGCTGGATGCAGTAGAATCACTTAAATCAGAGTTAGAAGATACACTAAAGAAACCTTCTCAAAGATTAAGAGGTATAATGTTTAGAGTTTATGAGGTTGATAGTGAGGGATTTACTACCTTTGCGAAATACTATGACTCTAAGATGGAGCAGTTAATAACACACTTTAAGAATAAGTTAGCATGAGTGAGGAGCAACCACATAATCTAACGATTAAAAAAGATGCTATGATTCAGGCACTTACCTCAAGCTTAGGTAATGTAACTGAGGCAGCTGAGAAGATAGGCATACGAAGAGAGACGCATTACGCATGGCTTAAAGATGATGCTGAGTATAGTGCTGCTGTAGCTTCACTTAAAAATGTAGCTTTAGATTTTGCAGAATCGCAGCTTAAGAAGCTTATGGAAGGAGCAGAGCGCCAGGCATTAACTCACGATGGGGAGATAGTAACAATTAAAGATGCACCTAACACAAGTGCTATAATCTTTTACCTTAAGACACAAGGCAAGCAGAGAGGGTACATCGAAAGGCAAGAGCTGAGCACTGAGATAAAGAGTATTAACATTACAATAGACGGTACAAACATTTAATCATGAGTGAGAAGATAATAAGCACTAAGTACAGTGATCAAACATTAGGCACCTATGTAGATTTCCTTAATGCCGGAACTGATAGCATCAGCCAAATTCAGGCAATAACAGGATTAAAGCGTGATGACATTAGAAAGATAGATATGGCTACTGTTGAGAAGATAGTAGCATCTTACTCTAATGGCTTGCGCCAAGATGAGAAGGTATTTAAACAATTTATAGATATTGATGGTGTGAAGTTCGGGTTTCATCCTAACCTTAAGAGCATGACCTTTGGAGAGTGGTTAGATCTATCTGAATTCAGTAAGAACTTTCCCCATCAGCTACCTGAGCTTATGTGTATTCTGTATAGACCTGTAACGGCAGAGATTAATCTGCAGTATAAGATAGAGGATTACGATAGTGATGTGCATCTTAAGTATGTGCCTCAGATGCGTAAGCTTAACTTAGCTAATGTCAATGCTGCGCTGCTTTTTTTTTCGACACTCAGAAACGATTTAGTGAGCAGTACACCCGAATATTTAGAGAAGGAGCTGGAGACGCTGAAGAGGGAGATAACTCAGTTAGCAGAAGAGGTGAAACATTAGCATCAGTGTATCAGTGGTGGCACGTGATAGAGGAGATGGCAGAACGCGATGTAACTAAGTTCGATGCCATAACTAATCAGAGAGCCACTACCATCTTTACCCATTTGACCTATGCGATGGATTACGCTAACAGCATGCAACAAAAGCTTACTTAAATTCCACTATAAGATATGAGCACAATCAATTACACTTATAACGTTATTGTAGATAGGTTTAGACAGTTCGCAGCAGGCCACTTTCAGCTGCGTAGGTTTACGCATGGAGAGATTAGCCAAGCCGATTTAGAGAAGGAAGCTGAATGGCCATGGATGCACGTTAAGCCACGAGCTATTAACTATTCACCAGGCACAAGAGCTTTTAGCTTTGAGGTATTTATCTCTGATCTACCTCGCGACAAAGAAGATAAGACAAGCTACCAAGCGGAGAGCATTACTGATTGCTCACTTATCTTTCAAGACCTTATCAATGAGATTCATTTAGGGCACATGTTCGGTGATGATGTAGTGCTTACTCGCCCGGTAAACTCTGAGCCATTTGTAGAGCAGTATACTCACACGCTAACAGGGGTAACAGGTATCATAGAGCTTAACTTAGATTACGATTGGAGCGCATGCAGCATTCCTGCAAGCTGGAATTATAACACACCTACTAACTCGCCTAACGATGGATTTGGAGCGCTTCAATTTATTGAGAGCTTAGATCAGAATGGTGTATTTGTAAGCTTGCTGAATGATGAGGAAGCACCAGGTAACAGTTACTACTATGGAACTGATGCAGCAGGGATAAAGGGATGGTATGCAATAGTAGATAACATAGGGCTGACGTGTGAAACCTTACCTGATTGCGCTGTTATCATAGGCATAGTAGATGACATCATAGCTCTGCAAACTGATGTAGCTCTAAAGGCTAACTCAGCTGATTTAGGAGCTACGGCTTTTAGCAATGACTATGGAGATTTAGATAACTTACCTACCATACCAGCTGCTCAGGTTAACTCTGATTGGAACAGCGTTAGTGGAGTAAGTGAGATTCTTAACAAGCCTACCATTCCTTCGATAGCAGGGTTAGTTCCTGATACTCGCACAATAAGCACAACAGCACCACTAACAGGAGGCGGTGATTTGTCAGCTAATAGAACGCTATCTATTCCGCAAGCGACTACAACTGTTGACGGCTATTTGTCTGCAACTGATTGGACTACCTTTAATTCAAAAGTACCAGCTACTCGCAGCCTCACAATCAACGGCACTACTCAAGACTTATCAGCCAATAGAACATTCACGATAGCGACAGGCTTAACGGTAGGCACTACACCTATCACAAGCGGAACGGTAGGAAGAGTGTTGTTCGAAGGAACGGGCAATGTGTTGCAGGAGAGTGCTAACTTCTTTTGGGACAATACGAATAGTAGGTTGGGTATTGGTACGGCTTCTCCTGCTTATAGACTTCATGTTACAGGAGGTCAGACATTTTTAAAACCTGTTGGTAATAGTGATGATACACTTCATATTTCAAATCAAGGATTTATAGTTTTTAAAGATTTAACAGACACTACTACTGCAAGGTTCAGAGCTGCTGTAAATCAGTTTCAGTTTCAAGACGCGTCTTTTAATATAAAGACATTAATTTCTCTAAATAACGGATTTACTTACATAAATAATGGTGGAGGCAATGTAGCCATCGGCACAACAACAGACGCAGGGTACAAGCTTGATGTGAATGGAACGGCGAGAATTAATACCCTGACAATTGGTTTAGGCGGTGGACAGATTTCAACAAATATGTCTTTCGGTGTTGCTTCAATGACTGCAACAGCAACTGGAGGTAATAACATTGCAATTGGATTTGAAGCAGGGCAAAGTATAACAAGCGGAAATTCAAATGTAGCAATCGGATTTCAAGCGTTACGATTTAACAATACAGGCGCGAGCAATGTTGTCATCGGAAAGTCAGCAGGTAACGCAATTACAGGTGCTGCTCAAAATACAGCCATTGGAAATGAAGCGCTTATTTCCAACACTACTTCGAATAACAATACAGCCATTGGTTCACAATCATTAATGAATGTAACGGGTGCTGCAAATACTGCTATCGGGGTATGGTCGGGAAGGCATATCGCAGACGGCTCAACTGCCAACACAACAGGAAGCAATAGTGTATTTTTAGGACAACAGACAAGAGCTTTGGCTAATGGTCAAACTAATCAAATAGTAATCGGATTTGACACAACAGGAGCGGGGAGTAATACTGCAACACTTGGAAACACATCTATTGTAGACACGATTTTAAGAGGTCGCGTAAACATTCAACAATACGCAACAGGCTCACGCCCTACTTATGTTAAAGGTGCTTTGATTTATGACAGCACTTTAGGCAAATTGGTAGTAGGTGGTAATGCAGGTTGGGAAGTAGTAACATCATTATAAAATTAACAAACAAAATACAATGGCTAAAATTCAACCCGTTATCTTTCCTCTTAATGCAGGAACAGCAACAGAGATGAGTGTTCTCATTCTCAACTTCGAAACAAGCGCAACGACTTGCACAACCTATTACGAATTGAAATCAGATGAAGGCAAAGTACTAAGCAATGGTAACTACACATTGACCGAAGAGGAATTCGCAGGGTGGGGATACGACAACGAGTATGTCGCGCAATGCGTAGCAAGTGCAATAGGAGTAACAATTTTATCTTTCTAATTATGAATCTTACAGAGGAACATTTGAAGCAGTTAGACGCTTTCATTCAAGAGATGCCTGTCAAATTTGGCTTACCATTGATTCAATTCTTCAACAAGATAAAAGAAGAGGCTGACAAAGAATGAGCATACTTGCTGAGCTGTTTGAACAGGGAGCACTTTACGATGTGCTCTTAGATTTCGGGGAATCCGTTACTGAGAGCGCACGCTCAAACATTCGCATCCAGCAGACAAGGTATGGCAAGAAGCGCAAGGCTAACACTACAGGCACGCTTGCAGCTTCGCTCTATTACAACATAGATGTAACAGGCACACTGCCATCTATCGGCTTTGATTCTACTGCTGATTACGCTAAGTGGGTAGAGTATGGTAGACAAGGTAAGGAGAGTAACTACAAAGGAATAGATACACGATTTGCAGCAAGCGCAGCCAAGCCTCCGGTGGAAGCTATCTTAACGTGGATGAATCTAAAGAAGATTAAGCTGAGAGCTATGGGTGAGACTGGCAAGATGACTAAGTTCGCTAAGAGCGCAGCTAACAAAGATGAGGATCAGCGCAGAAGAGTGGCTAACGCTATGGCAAAGAGCATTGAGAAAAAAGGTATTGCACCTCTCTACTATTTTAGAGATGCATACTTAGAGTGGCTACCTGATTACGCTCCGCAGCTTAACGCTGCCATGAGTGATGCAGTTAACATCTACATCTTAAATCAAACGAGAAAACTAACTAACATTAGACCTTCATAAAATGGCAATTACAATACATCAGCAGCCCTACGAATTCACAGCTCTAAAGCAGAAGCTTATAGTAGTGGCTACATCTACTAACATCGGGCAGCCTGGCTTTAGATATGTGCTAACTGTTAGCAATGGCACTACTACAAATATCTTTTACGTGCAGCCAAATCTGAACGGAGCTTTAGTATTTGACCTTAATCCTGTAGTTAGTTCTGCAATGGATTTAGGAGTAAATAGCACTGATGCGGTGCCATCTTTATTTGCATCTACAACGGTGCAAGATGCTGCTACATCACGTAATATCTTAGGCATTAGTACTCTAATTCAAGAGGGCTATGAGGTGCTTGGCTTATTTGAGGTGCAGGCTACAACTTACCCATTAGACGGCAGCGCTTTAATTAATGCAGCTTTTCAGATTAGCGATGGCTTTAATCCTGATCCTGCTGACTACTTCTCATTAGACTCAGCAGGGAGCTACATCATGAGTGATTTAGTTAGAAGCACCTATGCGTTAGATGACATGCTAAGCCAATACTCGTTAGGCGCTAACACAATAGGCATAACAGGCTTTAGTGATGACTACGGAGTGTTTACTATTCCTGCAGATGATGGCTCAGTTTTGACTGGCAATGCTATAGATGACATTCAGATACTGCAATTTGATGAGGCAGGAGCATTACTGCAGACTGACGTTTTAAATTGTATAATAGCAGCAGGCACTATTAACCACTTACCGCTACTGCCTGCTAACATAAATGATATATTTGGATTAGATGCAGATTGGCATCACTACCTACTGAACTTTAGAAATGCAGGAGGCACAGCAACTGCACGATCAATAGCTGTATTCAAAGCAGCAGATGAATGCAGATTTGATAAGATAAGATTAGGCTGGACCAATAGCAGAGGTGGGTGGGATTATTTCAATTTTACTAAACGCTCTGAGGAAAGTTACTCAGTGGAACGCAAGCGCTATAGAAAGGTAGTAGGTAACTATGGCACTGCTGATGCAGGTGAAGCGTTTGGATTTAATACTTATGATAGAGGCTTAACTGAGCGCAGCCCATTTGTAGAGAAGATGATGCGTATAAGAACTGACTTCTTAACCGAAGGGCAATTTGAATACTTAAAGAATCTTATCTACTCCGAATCAGTTTACATCATTAATCCTGATGGCTCAGCTACACCAGTGCTAATAGATAGCAATAACTATACTGCAGTAAAGAGCAGAAGCTCACGTAAGACCGATTTAGAATTGATGTTAAAATTCAGTAACGATTACACAGCATGAGGCCAACAGTAATATTAACCGTTAAGGCCAGCAATGGAGCTGCAGTAGTAGTAGACTTGTATG